CCAATACCAACTTCATACTGTTGCACATTGATTAGATTGATAACTGTAAATGGCACTGCTGTAATTGTATGCGATTCTCCACTGCCTACATTTGCAACCAATGCACCTGCAAACTTAAGAGTTGCTTCGCCACTACCGTTTGATGTCACTGCGGCTATGCTTTGGTATACTTTAGAGTGTGCACTAAATTTAAAAAAGTCTCCTGCATTCAATAAATTTTGTGTAGCACGACAGCCTGTTAATAAGACACTTTTTACACCTTTTCCATAGGTAGTGTTTGTTTGTGGTGTGCTAGATGTTTGTGCTGTTAAACTTGTATAACTAATTTCAGGCAATACTATTTCAAAGCTCAATTCACTGCCATAAGTCTGTGCAATATATCCTTGCACTGTTGCTAATTCACTAGGAGTAATTGTAGGATACTTTACATCAAACTCATAAAACTGATGTCCATAACCTGTGCGTCTGCTTTTACCACTGAATGTAGTTGTTGCAATAGTTGGTGTGTTTACCTTAAAGTTTACTGCGTTAAAACTTGGTGTAGTTGGATATTGTGTTGCTATGTCAGCCATTAGAATCTACTCCTTTGACCTGTTTCTAAAACAGCGTCTCTTATTACTTGTTGAATTACTCCTCTACGGTTCAATAACATTTCGTCAAAACTTGTTGTGTCCATTGCATTGATAGTGAAGTTTACATTAACAGTTTGTCCACCACCTAATTCATCGTTTGATGTTATTCTACCTGAACTTGCAGGTGTAAACATTTCTGGTCCGTTTTCACCAACCATGTATGTTTCGCCTTCTGAAACAGGACCACCAAATCTTCTACCTGAATAACTTTGACTCTTTATAGCTTGAACATTTGCCAAACCAGCCGCAACAATAGTAGCCGCCGCGGCAAAACCAAGTGCAGGTCCAATAACAGGTATAACGCTCATTGCCGCAAACGCCTGTGTTGCCGCTTGATATGTAGATATCATTGTTTGTGCAATCGCTATGGCTTTGTTTGCTTCAAATGCTTCTTTGGATTGTTTGCCTGCTTGTTCTAAGAAACTGCCAATCATACCAAGAGCACCTTGAACACCTTGAACACCACCTTGTAGGATCATATCCTTTTGTTTCATAGCATTCATAGTGACATTGATAATTTCATCATTTGTCACACCACTTGCTCTTAGTTGTTCTTCAAACATCGCACGGTGATGTTCCATAACTTTTTTGGTGTGTTCTCTGTTTAATTTTTCTTTTGTGCGTAGATATTCTCTTTCATCAATTAAATCTTCTCTGCGTAGTCTTTCTAGACCCTTGAGTTCATTTTCGTATGTTTCGTTCATACCTTCTAGAGGATTTAATCTACCAAACGCACTTCTACCTGCCGCAATAACTTCAACTTCAGTTGCGGCTTTTCTAAATTTTAATAATTCTTGTTGAACAGCAATTTGATCTCTTATAGCGGCATTTTCTAATTCTCTAGATAGTATACTATTTCTAAATGCTTGTGCTTCAGCGTCTGTTGCGTCTTTGTTTTGTTTTCTAAATTCAACTTCAGCTTGTTGTGCTTTAAGATGTGCCGCTCTTACATTCTGTGATTCGCCTAACAATCTTAATTCTAAATTAAGTGACTTACGAACATTTTCTGCACTCTTTTCTGCTTCTTGTGTATAATCTTTAATTGCTTTGGTATGATTTTCTTGTGCAATTTCTGCCGCTCTTGCTTTTTTCTCTTGATCTGATAGTTGTGCATTAAATTTACTTTGTGGTGTTTCTGCGGCTTTTGCTTCTTCTGACAATCTATTGACTTCGCCAGTGACACCTTCTAAACCTGCTCTTAGTTCATCAAGTCCTTCAACACCTAAACCTTTTGCAATGTCTTCAAAATCAGGAAAACTGTTCAAGATATCTTCGCCAGCATCTGTGAATGCAAGACTTGTAATACCTACTGCACCTGCAACTAATCCTAGTCCTTTTAGGATGCCTCTAACAAGTGCTCCGCCTGGAATAAAGTTAATCAATAGAGCACCAAAGTTTTTAATTGCTTTGCCACCTATCACAAGTGCTGGTATAAGAATAGCACCAATTGCTTTTGCAATTCCTAAAAAGAACATTGTGACTTTGATTGCCATAAGTGCTAAAAATGCTTTACCAATCAACTCAATGTTTTTTATTAAGAATTTAGATATTTCTATTACATATAAAAAGGCAGTTGTTAGCCCTCTACCAATTTTTTCTATCAGCTCATCATTGTTGGTAATCATCTCTGTGATTTTTTCAGCAGTTTCTCCCATGGCTTTTGCCAAGCCTTGTCTACCAACTGCGTCTTGTGCTAATTTAGCCGCAATTTTTAAGTTAGAAAACTGTGTGCTGATGTTGTTGATTCTCGCGGCAGTTGCACCACCAAATCTTTCATTGATACCGTCACCAAGTGCTTGAATAATTTTTTCTGTGTTGCCTGCTTCTTTAGAAAATTTACTCAATTCACTTCTTGAAACACCTAATTTTTCTTTTAGGATATCATAAACTGGTAAGCCTCTATCTGCAAGTCTATCCAAGTCCATAAGTTCAACAGTTTGTGATTGTAAACTTCTAGTGTAAAAGTCTGTTATAGCTTGCAATGATCCAATTTGATCTGTTGTCACAGCCGCGGCATCTGTAAATGTAGTAAGAAGTTTTGTAGATGGTGTTATACCATTTGATTGCAATTTGATATAACTTTGTGTAAGTTCTTCAACACCAAATTGTGTTTGTGTAGAAAATTTACTTACAAAGTCAAATGCTTCTGCACCTGCTTGAGCACTACCTGTGACACTTGCAAGTGTTGTTCTTAAATCTTGAAATCTTGCTGTGGTTTCTACAATGCCTCTAATAACTGAAACACCACCAAATGCAACAAGAGCCGCACCAGCCGCCCTCAGTGCTGTCGTGACTCTATTGCCAGTAGCTGATATATTTTGTAGAGCCTTGGAACTGCGAGCCGCATTTTTTTCTACCGTGCCAAGTCCTCTATGCACACGCTTTAGACTGCGTTCTAGATGACTTGTATTACCTTCAAATTTTACGACTACATCAGCCATTTACGGTCTCCTTGTTTTAGCTTTGTTCATAGCTTTCTTTTGTTCTTCATGTTCTCTTTTGTAAAACGCAATCCAACCTATAAATTCAGCTCTTGTCATTTTCATAACATCTTCTACTGTGGACCCCAAATCTTTTGCCAACCTATACATGAACGCGAGATCAAGGTCCTCATTTAGTTTTTTATTGCGTTCTCCACAGTTTCGTCTTCACTTTGTGCATTCATATCACCACATACTCTAATAAGAATTTGTGGATCAACTTCTTGCATGAATGTTCCTTTGTCAGCCAACTTAAACATTTTTGTGCCATCTTCATTTCTTGCTCTAATAATCAATGTTTCAACCAACGCTTCTACAGTTTTACCTTTTTGCGTTAATTCAATCATTCTAGATTCTTCTTGAAGTGTGTTGCTGGGTCTATAATAGATATCTAAATCCCATTCAGGCACATTTACTTTGAGTAAGCCTCCACTAATTTTATTGCGGTAGTGGGCCGTTATTTTATCTAAAGGTTTTTTTGTCATGTTATCTTCCTAAGTTTTTCCTTTTAACTTCCCTCAGGGTAGGTTGTAGTATACCCTTTGGTGCTTGTTTTGAATAGCCCTCTTCCAATCTGCCTATATAAGGCACACGGTTGTCAACAGTGAATCCTTGGCGCCCTGTTCGCTTGCTCCAATTTGCTCTTGCTCTTCCAGACTTGATAGGTGTTTTAGAACGAGCAATAGTCATTACTTGTTCTGCTACCTTTTCAACTTTACTGTCTACAGCAAACTGCAATTTGTCACTTGCTTGTTTGACGCCAAGAACCCTAACCCTCATATCAATTATTAAGTTGCAGAGAATGTAGCTCCGCCACTTCCTTGATAAGAAATAGTTGCTTCAACCATGCCGTCCATGCTTGAACTTACACTGAATCCTGTGATAATTATTTCACCTGTAAATTTGTGTGAAGTATTATCTAGGAACAGTTCAATTGTGTATGGACTTGTGCCAACATTCTGTAGGTTTGGATTCAATCCAATGATTTCTCCACTACCATCTGTTGGGAATTCTGCTTCATCAAAAAAGATGTCTGCAGAACCTGAGAATGAACTTAAACCTTTTACATAGGTTCTTGTGTCATTTGTCATAGTTGTTGTTTCAATAGTATCACTTGTGATATCTAATGTGAAAGTTCTCACGGCGGCGATAGCTGTTGGTGAATTACCATCATCATCTATCTTGAGAACGCCGTTATTACCAGTTAATATAGCCATATTAGTCTCCTTGTTCTATAGCGTTTTCAACGGACGCTTCAATTGCGGCGGGCGTCTCATCCACCGTTTCACTTTCATCATTGTCAATGACTTCAGTAAATTCTTTTTTTGCCTTTTTAGTTGGTTTGAGTGCGGCACGCACAGGAGATGCAGGCGTGTCTACCTCTTCCCAACCTTTTGTTTTGTAGAACGGCACTAAATCTTCATTGTAAACATCTTTTGTGCTGTTCCCTTTTTTCATTACAATCATTTGTTTCTCCTATGCTGTCCCTCTGGTGAAATAGTATGTTATTTCATATGTCATTGTAAACTCTGCCAAAGGTGACAATCTTTCCACAACATCCACTTGGATGATTTGTGAATTCTGGACAACGCTGGTTTCTTTGCCTCTATATCTGTCAGCGTCTAATTTTTCTTCTATTGCTTCTATTAGTTCATTGCGTTTTTTGTCTAGTTCTGTGCCTCTTACAAAGCCTCTCAATAGGTATTGTATTGTGCCACGACGAACACCAGATGTGTGCATGGTTTCTGTGTCACGCTCTTCTGATCCTGTTTGAACTAATATTGCTGGAAATTGTGTAATTGCTAATTTTTCTACATCAAAAGGTTCCCTAGTCACTAACACAGGACGAGGATACCTTATGTCTTGTAGTATTTCTACAATTGAATCTGCTAAATCGTTGCGAATACTTGCCATTGCCTACCTCTTAAGGCGTAGGAAATGTGTCGCTTGTTTTTCATCGTCTTGAACTGT